GTGCGTTCAATCAGTGCCCTGCCAGCTACTACTACGGGTACGTGCTCAGACTCAAGCCTCGCCGGATCACGAAGTCTGAGTCAGCGCTCAAACGGGGTACCTGGTTCCACCACCTATTAGAGGCGCACTACACTCCCGGAGGCACCGGTTGGGCCGCCAAACACGCTGAGCTCACCCTGGCCTACAACGGGCTTATGGAGGAAGAGCAGGAAGCGCTAGGGCCCCTCCCAGACACCATGCGCCGACTCATGCGCTCGTACCTTTGGCACTACGGAGCCTCGGCTAGCAACCCCTGGCATGGGTGGACTGTGCATGGTGTGGAACTCACTCTAGAGTGTGAGTGGCCAGACGGGGATGGTACCTACAGGGGCAGAGTTGACATCCTGGCTGAGGACGAATTCGGGATGTTCGTAGGGGACCATAAGACGAATGTAGCCCTTCCCAACAACGAATTCCGCCTTACTGACCCTGCCTCCGTGCTATACATCTGGTGTGCTCAGGAAAATGGGGTTGAGGTGTCCCGGTTCGTGTGGAACTACATCAGAGCAAAGGCGCCATCAATCCCGTCTCAGCTCAAGAATGGGTTGCTGTCCAAAGCGGCATGCGACACGGATTACCCGACCACGTGGTTAGCCCTCAAGGAGTATGGGCTCAACCCTGAAGACTACACAGAGCGCTTGCGCCCGCTCTTGAACGACCGCTACGCACCTGGTAAGATTCAGCGCTCAGCATTCTTTCGTAGGGACTCCCTTGATAAGGATCCTGAGCTGATGACCCGCGTGATAGGTGCGGCCCTCAAGACCCGTGACATGATCGACTCTGAGGATTATGACCCTGGATGCCTGCGTAGGAACTTTAGCCGTTCGTGCGATTGGTGCTCATTTCGCAACCTTTGTACTACAGAGCTAGCAGCCGGCCCGGACTCCGCACAGGCCAGAACTGTCAGAGCCATGAACTACACTGAGGCAGACCCACTCCAGTACTACAACCCTAGCGCCAATCCGCTGGAGGATTGATGGCTAACAAGTACCTAGACCTAGCGGCCAAAGCAATACGGAAGCCGGGTACCACACCACCCCGGTTGCTGTTCTACGGGCGTGCCAAGATTGGAAAGACCCGCTTGGCGTGCTCAGCGCCAAACCTCCTGGTGATTGACCCTGAGTTTGGTACCGAGGCCGAGACTGGTGACAACCCGGATGTGTGGGACGTGGGGTCATGGGATGCTATCAACGACGTGTACCACACGCTGAAAACACCAGGGTTCGTATCCCCTGCCACCAAGCGCACGTATGAGTGGGTTGCGTTTGATGGCTTGAGCAAGATGCACATGTACGCCCTACGCTTCGTCACGGGTCTCAGTGCGGAGCGTAAACTAGACTCCAAGCCGGGGAAGATCACTCAACCGGAGTGGGGGCAGGCGGGCGAACTCATGTCAGGGCTAATTTATAACCTGATGAGCCTACCCTATGGGCTGATTTTCACCGCGCAGGAGCGCATGGTTGTGTACCAGGGCGCTGAGTCAGATGACGATGCTGACGCACTGAATGGGTTCCTGGCACCTGACCTTCCCAATAAGGCGCGCATCGCTGTGTGCTCCCAGGTAAGCCTCATTGGTAGGATGTATACTGCCCCCGTAGAGAAATCCTTCCGGCAGAAAAGTACCGGCGAGGTAGTGACACGTACTACCACAGAGCGTAGACTGTGGGTCGCCCCCTCAGTGAACTGTGAGGCCGGGTTTCGTACCCCTACCAAGGGCGCCCCTTCCTTCCTGGCTAATCCCACCGTTCCAAAGGTAGTAGAGATGATGAAAGGTACGGCTACGTGACCATCGAACCTAGGGTGCTTGACTTCACCAATGTCACTGAAAGCAACGCGAGTAAGAAGCACCTTCCCTCAGGAGAGTACCTCGCCCGGATTTCCGGTGTGCGGGAGTACGTCAAGACAGTCGACGACGTTCCTACTGTCTTCTGGGTGTACCTCATTCAGTTGGAGGAGCACCGGTCTGCTACCTACGAAGTGTTCTGCGACGTAAGCGACGCTTCCAAGCTATGGAAGATCCGGTCGTTGTTCCTCGCCACAGGTAAGGTTGTTCCGAAGTCTAAGGTGAGGCTCAACGCTGCGTCTGTGGTCGGGCTGCTACTGGGGGTAACCCTTGGGGACACCGAATACAAGGAACGACTTCAGAGCGAGGTTGTTGCATGGTTCCCCTCTACTGAGGTAAGCTCTGAACCGTCGGTTTCCCCCGCTGCTGAGGCACACACCACTACCGCCCCTCCAGCGCGTAAGGAGACCCCTACCGCTCCGGCGCCTGCCGTAGAGGACGACTTCGTTGATCTAGAGGAGATCTAAGCATGGCTATCGAGCGCACTGTTATCGTCAAGGACGACATGGATGGTTCGGCGGGTGCGTCTCCGCGTCTGTTCACCATCGGTGATCGGCGCTTCCGCATCGACTTGACCGATGCCAACATGGATGCGCTGGAAGCTGCACTTGCGCCGTTCATCGATAAGGCTATGGAGATCGTAACCAAGCCTTCCGTAGACCTGACTGCGGTACGCGCGTGGGCGGCTGAGAACGGAATCGAGGTGTCCCCGAAGGGCCGAGTGTCGGCTGAGGTGCTCGCCAAGTACGCGGCTGCTCAGGCTGAGGGGCCGACTGAGGGCACGGAGAGCATTCCGGATCCTGAGACCCTGGGGGACATCGTCATCGTCGATGGGGATGGCGTGGCCCCTGGCAAGCGCGCCTGACCTACCCTGACCAGCCCGGTACGCGGTATCCTCACCACGCGTACCGGGCTGGTTGCTACCCAATGTAGGAGAGTCTGTGAGCCAGCCTGAGGCCCGGCTGAGCCGGTCGGTGGTCGACTACCTAACGGCGTGTGGGGCGTTTGCTGTGAAGCTGCATGGGGGGTCTAGACAGCGTGCGGGGCTGCCAGACATCCACGCAACCTGGAGAGGCTACTCTATATGGATAGAGATGAAAGTAAGGAGTAGCTACTCTGCCAATGAGGAACCGTGCAGCCCCCGGCAGCTCAAGTGCCACACCGACATCATGAGGGCCGGAGGGCACGTGTTGGTTGCCTGGTCCCTGGCAGAGGTCAAAGACTGGTTCACTGCCTTTAGGGAGGCCCACTGTGCCTAGGTACCACCGTAGGCTGTGTGTAGACGACTTCGTACCTGCGGTGGTGTCTGGGGAGGTGTCCTGCCGATGCCCCGACCCTGCATGCCCGTGGGGAGGGTTCCTGCCCATAACCAGGCTTCCCGTCTCTGCACAGATCAAGGTCATCCGTGCTCACATCGCACAGCACAGGGCATAGTAAAGGGACCACGTTGCGCGCGTGGTCCCTAGACACTTCTCAGGATGTGAAGCAGCCTTCCCCTTCCCGGTACTGACACTAGACCGGTTACGTTCGTTGTCAGTAAGTTGACCCTTACCAAGAGTCAAGCGCACCAACCTCACAAGCCGTACCCCCTGCTGGATTCGAACCAGCGACCACCGGTGTGTAAAACCGGGGCTCTTCCCCTGAGCTAAGAGGGTGTAGTAGGCACTTCACAAGGTCGGAACAGCATGCCTTAGGCATCGTCCCTCGTTGAAACACCTTGCAACTTTTCGATACTGACAGCGCTATCAGTACCGCCTACAGTGCCAACGGTGAGATTCGAACTCACATAGGTTTCCCTACGGGTTCCTAAGACCCGCGCGTATCCCATTCCGCCACGCTGGCGTATGTAGTTAACAGTGGCCTAACCCCTACCACCACGGTTCCCCACTCAGCAAACGAGCCTCCGTAAGGGGCTCGTGGAACCTTTCCGACTCTCAACTAGTATCCGGAGCTTCCGCCTCTGTAGTGGTGGCTCTCCGTGTCCCCGTTGCTCAACCAGTATGCATGATCAACTGGCTAGGCGCAACGCCAAGTTTCCAGCCTCATCAAATACCACGTTCTTGAACACCTCAGGACACACGCGGTGTAGCTGCTGCCACACCTCTACAGCCAGGGCGTAAATCTCCTTGTCCGCGTACTTGCTCCCTCTCTTGAGCAGGAACTCAAGCCACGAACGTAGATTTCCAGTAACTACGATACTGGTAGGGGTCATGTTTGGCAGCACTGCCCTGGCAGCCTCAAACGCCTCTTTTCGAGAGGTACCACACTCCACGTGCAAGTACTCTGCCAGGGAGATATAGACGGCCTGCGAGTGCTCCCACACTTGGTCAAGCTGCCTCTGTTGCTCCGGGCACCCCTCCAGCGAGGGTGGTGTGGTACGTTCCGCGTCAATCATGCTCACATAGCGCTGTGATAGCTGAGAGTACGAAAAATGTCGGTGGCGCACCAACTCGTGGGTTAGCGACCTGGATACCCCGCTCAGGTAGAACCCAACGGACCCATGCTCAAGAACCGATAGATGACCCTTTCCTAGCAGGTTCGTCCTTACATAGGACTCTGGAGTATCTGTGTCCTTATTTGGGCGAGACCATGAGGCGTAGCATGCCCTACCCGCAAACTCTGCTAGGCTACCCATCTGCGAGGCTCCCAATACTGGACGAAAGGGAACACTCTTCGGTGGCATGAACACGGTGTACGAAATCATCTCAACTAACACTAGACTACCTTCCTTGTGCCTGCCGGTCACGCTATGCTACCCTACCCGCCTACTGCACAGCTAGCGTAAGGAGATAGCATGGCCAGGGGACGCCACAGGAGGCCACGAGGGGGCTGGTTTACCACAGCCCTAAACAGCGTGGCCTTGGTAGCCCGGATGCTGGTGCCTGACCCCGCCTGGCTGACGCCATGCCCTAACCCAGAGTGCATCTTTGAAGAGGGGCACCCTGGTCACTGCGTGGGGAGGTGGGGTCCATGAACTCTGGTAAGGTACTGCTGGTTCCAGCGGGCAACGACGCGTGCAAGCACTACCGGTTCTCTGTGCCCGCCGCGCACCCATCGGTGGCGCCTCACGTAGCGTGGCCTCAAGATCATCTTGATCCGTCCACATTACGCAGTACATTGGACCCTAGGAGCCTCGGTGGCTACCAGTCCATTGTGTTCCAACGGCCGTGCACCCCAAGTGTTACCACGCTCATTGAGGGGCTAACTGGCCTGTCCCCTATGGCCCATCGCCCCTTGGTTGTCGTTGAGCTTGACGATGCCCTGTGGGATGTGAACCAGTATGTTGACCCCTTCCGTTTTTATACCCCTGACCGCCTTGACGCCCTGGTGCGCAACCTACGCAGGGCAGACCGTATCGTGGTGGCTACCCCCTACCTACGGTGGGCACTCTCGGAGGAGCTAGGTATCGATAAGGGCAAGATCTACGTGGTGCCCATCGTGTTGCCTCACGATTTCATGTTCCCGGAAGCAGGTACGGTGCAACTACGCCCTAATCGGGTGCTGTTCAGTGGGGGCTCATCCCACCACGATGATGTGCATAAGGCGTTCCGCTTAGTAGACCGCCTAGACGAGCCTTTCACCTTCACCTCTGTGGGGCACGACTTCAGTCTGCTGGTGCGTCGACATGAGTCGGTGCACCACGGGTGGGTGGATAGCGTAGATGAGCACTACCGGAACCTACGTCTTAACTACAGTGGCCAGATAGGGCTGTCCCCGTTGAGTGGCCGGAAGTTCAACAACGGAAAGAGCCCTACCCGCCTGATTGAGTATGCGGCCTGTGGGATCATACCCGTGTACTCTGACCACCTAGTACACCTATCGCACCCTACACCCCTGTTCGCGGGTGGTGTGGTACCTGCCCCCCATGATTGGCGCCGAGTAACACGGGAGATGCTAAACGCCTCCAAGGAGCACAAGCTAGACGTTGTGGCTAGGAACCTAGAGCTTGTGCAGCGCTCTTACACCCTTACCGAAGGGATGGCTAGACACTGGCATTCTGTGTGGTCGGGTGAGTACCAGCAACCGAGAGGCAACTAGCCATCTACCCGTGGTGCTACCCTGGGCAACTGTACTAAGGGTGTACGCAATCACGAGCCCTACAAGGAGCGTCAAATGCTACGAGTAGTCCTTAACCACAGACTCAAGCCGTCTGCCAACCTGCACGATGCCAACCTGCGCAACGCCAACCTGCGCGACGCTGACCTGCACGGCGCCAACCTGAGTAACGCTGACCTGTGCGGCGCCTACCTGAACGGTGCCAACCTGCGCGGTGCCAACCTGCACGGTGCCAACCTGAGTAACGCTGACCTGTGCGGCGCCTACCTGAACGGTGCCAACCTGCGCGACGCTGACCTGCACGGCGCCAACCTGCACGGTGCCCACCTGCGCGACGCCTACCTGCGCAACGCTGACCTGCGCAACGCTGACCTGCACGGTGCCAACCTGAGCGACGCCTACCTGCGCAACGCTGACCTGCGCGGTGCCAACCTGATCAACGCCAACCTGCGCGGTGCCAACCTGTACGATGTCCGTCTGAGCAGCCTGCTGTTCTCCATCCGTACAGAATGGGGGCTGCTGGTAGCCCTTCCCGACGGCACGGTGTTCTGCGGATGCCAGAGTTTCACGCTCGACACTGACTGGGCTGCCCTAGCGGAGGCCTATCAGTCGTCTAGTAGTGCCGCCTACTGGTCGGCCCTTCAGTCCGCAGCACGGGAGTTCTATACCACCAACTAGCACCCTAGGGTGTTCAGGCATGCAACCCAGGAGGCGCATCGTTATGGGTGGCAGGAATACCAGCCCCCTAGTGAAGGGCCTCATCATGAACAGCAAGACTACCATCACGCTTATCCCCCTCGTCTCCGCAGTGCTTAGCGCTACGGTCGGTTGCCACACCACAGAGCCTGCATCGACTCCGAGCCTCCCGAGTGAGGCAGTTGTGCGGACGCTAACCACCTGGTTGGCCTCTATGAGCACGCCTGACCAGACGTCGTGGTGTATGTTCCTTGATCGGTCTTCCGCTCAGCTCACCAGCACACTCCCGGCAGATTTGCACGCCACCTACTCCGTGGTCCGTGCCTCGCTTGATCGGGCATGCAACAACCTCAGCATCCCCACCGGTAACGAGTGACAACTGATACCACGTTCTACGCACTCTCCTAAGGGGCACCATGCCAACACTGTCCGACCGCTTCAACGTCCTAGGGATGGATAAGACCGGAAAGGAAACCGTACTGCTCTCCTTTCACCTATTCCCTGAAGCTAAGCTCCTAGCTCAACGGATCTTTAACTACAACCGTGAGCGGTACCCTGTGGTTCGGGTACGCCACTCCGATGGACCCCTCCACTTCGAAGTTCCTACGGGGGGCGAGTAACTGTCACGGCATGATCCGGTACCTCACAGGTGGGGACGCACATATCCAACTCTCCCCCACGTGGGTAGCCCCCAATCAGCAACACTACGGAAGCCTCCGTGCACCATGGCTTCCGTAGTGTTATGTCTGTCAGGGAGAGCACAGAACGGAGCGGGACAATGTCGATCACAGTAGGCACCAAGGTCCAGGTTACTGACACCACCAAAGCGACATTCGGCAAGGTCGGCACCGTGAGCCACTTCGGTTCCTACAAGGGGTTCTTCATCGAAGGTATCCTTGACTGCAACCTCTACACCGAAGAACAGGTCACCGAGGTAGTTAGCATCCTTGACGATGGCTACGTGATCACGCAGGCCATGATCGATGCTGAGATTGCCTCTACCGAATCCCTCTCTGACACCCCTCCTACCATGGCCCCAATGAGCGTTCATGAGAGCTACGCCTGGCAGGGTGGCCTGAACATGTACTACTGACCCATACACGAGAGAGCCCCGGACCTCAACACGGTAACCGGGGCTCTCTCGCTGTGCATTTAGCAGAAGTACCGAGACTCGTTCGTCCCACGGGACATCGTAGCGGGGTGGAGGTAGTACTCTCCATCCCATGCGTCAGAGCCATACTGCCTGACAAACGCGATGAGCAGGTCATCAGTACCACGGAAGCCCCACTTCATCAGCTCTAGCGTGATTTCCCTACGCGTGGCCCGCTTCCTAGGCTGCTGCTCAAGCCACCGATACAGGTTGTACGGAGTGATCTTCATTCCCATCCCTCTCACTTAGCGACCCTGGCGTACACCACAGTTACTACCCTCCCGTTGGCAGCCTTTTCCTCCCTTACCAACGACTCCCCGTGTACCTTCCCATATACCTCCACAAGCTTACGCAGGGAGTCCATCTCACGCACCCCACACACATTTGATCTCAACAGCTCACGCAACGTGGCCTTACCGTCAGGCTGTCTGCTCAAGTGCCTGTTGAGGTTGTCCACCTGTGCTAGGAAGGGTTTATCCGAATACCGTGAGGTAAGCACCTCCGAGGTATCTGGTAGCGCGCCCTCCGTCCACAGGCTCATGCAGTAGTCAACCAAGCGCACTGCTGCCAGCATGTTGTCCTCCGGTACCACACCTCCGGTGCCTAGGTCCCCCTCAGCGAAAGATACCGCCACCCTAGCAGCGTGGATATCCGCCTTAGCTATGAAGCTGACGGCAGTGCTTACCCCACGGTGGGTGTCCCGCACCTTCCTCCACCGCTCCTCAGCACTCACCCAAAGCTTCGAGTCAGTGTCAATAACCCACTCGTTGGTCCTCTTGCTCTCATCCATGTAGAGCTCAACCACCCTATCCTCCCACGCGGGGAGGCTGCTCCCGTACTCAGTAGCCTTCTCCCCCCGTGGCTCCACCATGTGGGGCAGCCAACGGGCCTGCATACCACTGTTCAGCTCAGCGATAGCGCGCACCCGCTCATACTGCACGGTGCCGATGACTCCAACCGCGGGATCGGCCACCCGGAACGGCGCACCATTCTTCCTATCTACCCGGAATCCAGCGTTACCCCACATGGATAGCAGCCGGTCAGCGTCGTTACCCCTCACCTGTTTGTACTGCCCTAACGAGGTGAACAGCGACGCAATCTCGTCAACCTTGATAACCCTCTGCGCACGCTCCCCCAACCGGGACATCAACGCTTCAGAGGTCAGGTCACCAAGCACCAGGCTCTTATCCTTAGGCTGGGTACCTTTCCTCCCCCCTGCCTCCCACTCCTCCATGGCAGCTAGGTACGCGTCCAGTCTCAGCCCCTCCTGATTGAGCACCGGTCGCCACATCATGTCGATACATGGTGTCTTACCACTACCCGGATCCCCAACGATAGGTATCCACAGCCCCATACCCTTACGGTCAGAGCACCGCCCTCCGCCCCTGAACCGGTACGTGCTCCTCAGGCACAGCCCCCCAAGCACGCTCAGGGCCGCTGCTGCCAGCCCCTCCATAGGCAGCGACCCTCCGGCCTTCACAGCGTCTCTCACAAGCTGTGGCATGAAGGCCAGGGGGTAGGCACCTATCGGCGTGTCCTCAACAGGCTGAGGGGGTGTGGGACTCTTCGGCTCTACAGGACCAAGCGCCCAATCCACGTCCGCGTGCAGATCGTACCCACCGTGCTCTTCAGCACACTTATCCACCGCTGGACTGAATCCGTCCATCGCAGAGTGAATCTGGTCCCTACTCAGCCCAAACTTAGCCAAATCTCTCGTTACTGCTAGGACCGCCTTAAATCGGGCACCATACCGATCCAGGGCCTCATCACTGTCCATCCTGAGTGCCATCCTGAGCGGCCCTGGGAGCGCAGGCACCTCCACCCGTACCCACGCGCCCCCTCCATCCCCCACAGCGTCCTCAGGCCAGCGTCCAGACCCAAGCACAGGGTGAGCCAGCCAGGCGTCAACGCTCCGTGCCCCTCCACGCCCCGGCCGCAGCACCACCCGACGGCCGGTCTTCTGGTTCACCGTCCCCGGCAGCCTCAGCAGTGAGTTGTCCGTGTGCTTGCTGTCCGCGTGCAACAACACCCTCAGCCCATCGTTGAGCTTAAAGACGGTGCGCGCGTCAACAGCCCGATCCAACTTCACATACACGTGAACGTTGGGGAACCCCTCCACCCGCTCACTACCGCTCTCAACGGTAAACCACGCGAGTTTAGCAATCAGCTTCCGAACCGTATCCCGTTTCTCCGTAGGTACCCCCTGGTAATCAACGTCCGCCCACGCTACCCCGTGATCTTCCGTCTGCCCTTTCTTCCGCAGCGGAATAGCCAACGGCCGGGGACACACATACACGTTGCAATCAGGCACCCCGGTTACCCACGCGTGCATCTCATCCTGCTGTGCGGGCCACCGAAATATGCGCTCCTGAAAGTCCCATACGGGCTCTCCCTTAGCACTCACCCCAGTCTGAAACTCTCGCGCTAGGGCAACCCTCTGTACCGGCCCAGGGCCGAACACTCGGGTTAGGTAGTCCTGCCCTATCACGTAGTAACCCTCACTCCTATTAGGCTGAGCCGCGAAACAGTACCACGCTTAGAACCGGGGGTCAACACCCGGCCCCGTGAAGTCAAACTCGCGTACCCCCACGTAGTCCTCATCACGCGCCATATGCCGAAACTCGGGAAACATGTCAAACAACGCGTGTGTTAGCTCAACGGTGTGCCCTACCCCGCACTGCAATACCGCTAGGGCTTTAGCCGCATCCCGAAGTGCACACAGCATGTATGGCTCCGGAGCGACGAACAAGGGGCAGGACACGTCATCCCCCCGCCCTTCCCACTTAGGGCACTTAGGCACTCCGAGGATCCTGATCTTCCCCCGACCTTCAACGCGCAGAACCCCATCGGCAGCCAAGTCCCCTAGGGCAAACGCTGTGGTGTTGAACCCACCTGCCCTCAGCACGCGCTGAACGTGCATCGGGCGTACCACACCGCTCCCTCCCCCGAGCCAGAAGGACACCGCGTGCGCCGCTGCGTGCCTACCTCGCGGGTTGTCCGTGTCCCGGTACCACCGTGGCCTACCTAGGTGGTCTCTCAGCCTGTAGCTCACCCCTACCTCCTAGCCGATGACACAGTGGCGGCAGCATAGCACAAGGTTGCCACGCGTGTAAGGTGCGTGTAACTTTCTCTGTACAGCTGCCCAATATGTCCTACTCTGCCGGGTTGCGTGTACGTGGTTTTACTACGCCGTTCATTTTGGACGGCCTAGTTGATCTTCAAAACAGTGTCGGAACCGTCGGGCTAGTTAGAGATCCTCATAGGACAGTGCGCTGAATGTCGCTTTGCTTCCCTAGAATCATATTACTGGGGTCGTTTTGTACTGTTATGTATATCAGTGTATGGGAGAGAAGAGAGCACGTAGAGCCGAGGCATAGACAGGCATCAACTACGTGGGGGTACTCCGAAAAGTGCCCTCGTTTGAGTGGACATATCAGTGTTTTCTGAAGCATTTTTGGGCACCCAGTTATACATATCTACGCCCGACACCCGACAGTGTCTGACGGTATACAAGATCAACTCCGACGGTACCACTGTGGAGTGGGATAAAACAGACACCAATTAGATCCGACGTGTACGAAACGCTATGCGAATCCCGACATATCTTCGAGCGTATGCGTGACTCTGGCCACAGCCCTTGACACTGCCACTTAGGACACTCGAAAAAATGTCGCGTTTCAGCGGGTAGGCAACTCCTGGTGGGTGTGGTACCCTCACGCGTATGCATGAGCTAGAGCTGTGGAGCAGCCCCCACTCCGTGCGGGGACTCAACAACGCCGTTGAGCTCCAACGGGAGCGGGTAGGCTCCCTGCTTTGGGACATGCGCGTGATCGGGTATAGCTTCCGGTCGGCCCTGAAGAAGCTGAGAGAGCTTCCCGACTTCTGCGGTGTCACCGATGCCGAGGCACAGGCAGCCTTTGACTACTACGTAGAGGCCACCCGGGAAGAGAAGCTCAAGGAATCCGTTCTCCTTGACGTAGCACGTCTTGAGAGGCTCATGCTCGCGTTGGACCCCGTGATCAAGATGGCCGACTCTCAGGCCGTGCGTGTGGCCATCAGGGCTATAGAGTTGCGCGGTAAGCTGCTGGACATCGCAGCGAGGCAGGCTAAGGCAAGGGAGTCCGTGAGTCCCGATGAGGTAACGGATGCAGACGTAGCGCTTCAAGCCCTACTGAAAGACCTTGAGAACGCCCGGTCGGATGACAGACCCCGTGTCTAGCGGGGTGCACACTGGTTGCAGCACGAGGGCTAGCGTAGCCTGATACAAATCTAGAGTGACTACCGGGGTTTAACAGCTCATCTACATCGTGGCAGGATACAGCGAATCCGCTAGGTTAGCGCCTACTTGCGCGCCCGGACGCACGCTTGACGTGAACATGAGAGCAACAGCGCATGCGGTGTAGAATGGAAGGCGACGGGGACTACCGGCGACTCTTTACGCGTACGCAGACACGCGAAAACCGGCAAGTTGACGCCCCACGGGGGGTATTGTGAACCGGGATGCTGAGTAAGTTGCTGTGATCCGGAGGGTGCGGGGGAAACGCGTTCAACCGAACATCCGGAACCGATGGGGGAGGGAAGGCCAACCAAACCCATCGGCCATGGCAAAGGAGGGCACGTGTACACTGAAGTTCCTTTCACGCAGCCACTGCTGCACAGTGGCAGAGTAGTGGCACTCGTAACGGCTGAGTGGTGCCGTCAGTGCCCGGCTGCAAAGCAGCGTGCCAGGGCAGAGATCCAAACCGCCCCTGGGACCGGAGTCTTCACCGTGGTCGACATCGGTGAAACCCCCGAAGCGTGGGGCAAGATGCTATACTCCATCCCCTCGTTCGTCCACCTGGTGGACGGCGAGGCTCATTTCGTCATCGGCGGACAACACGCACAGACTGCTGCTGGTGTGGCACTCGCGTTTCGGGAGGCATGATGAGACATATACTGCCGTTCAGGGTATCCGCAGACGACCCTGAGTTCACTACCCTCGTAATGAGCAGGGAAGGGCTGATAGCGCTGTTGGACGCTATCCCATCACGTCTTACCGATGACCCTGACTTGGACTTCACGCTAGGTCAGCTATGCGTGCGTGCTATCAAACAGGAAGAGGAGCGAAGGGCCAGTCTTGACGCTAACCACAGACTCAAAGAGGCTATGGACGCAATTACGCCTAAAGAGGCATCTGAGCTACTGTCTCGGCTGTCACAGCTACGGGGTGAGTGATGGTATCTTTGGTCCTGTTCCTCTTCGGAGGTTTCTGCCTCACCCTGTCACAGTGGCTTAAGCACCACAACTGATCCGCTACCTACCACACACCCTAGCGGCAACTCTACTCGAAAAAGCTTAAGGCACACCAACGAGGGAGGCGGACATGGCACAGTTCACGCGGCCGTTGCCGGACGAAGCAGCCAAGCTGCTGGCACAGGCAATACAGACGTCCACCGCCACCCACATGGCCAGGGCCGCCCACAATAGGCAGGTGCCGGCCACGCTCGACATGAGCATCCCCGTACTCACGCCGACGCTCCAGGCCCACTTGGAAGGCAGCGTGCGGGCACGGCAGGGGTGGAAGTCCACCTACGGAAGTCTCCCCGAAGGATTGGAGTACTGACATGACCAAGATGTTCAACGCAGGTCTCGGGGCGGTACTTGACCTGGCAGAGTTTGAAAAAGCGCTCGACCTGAGCGCGTGGCAGGCCTCGGACTACTACGCCAGGATCACAAGCGCGAGCCTGAGCCGAATCAGCACGAACATGATCTACGCCATTGAGCGTGACATGCTCACGAGGCGGATGGGGCTCTTCCGGTGGTCAGTGCGGAAGATGGAAGGGTGAACATGATGAACGGACAGATGGTTGCAGTCATGATCGCGGTCGGCGTCATGGTGGCGGTGGCCCTCATCGTCGCGGCTAGGAGCGGGGGCTGACATGGGGCTCGTGTTCGCAATGCTAGGGATCCTGACAGGCCTGAAAATGTCACGCGCGAAGTGGGAGGTGATGGCTAAGCGGGATGGCGGAGTGACGGCCTCATGGGAGTTTGACACGTGGGAGGATGCCAACACGTTCGCTAGATACGCTCGTTGTGCGGGATGGAGTACACACCTCCGGCGCCACCGCTAGACCCACCTGCACCAGAGTGAGGTAGCACGTTGACATGCAGAAGTACGTCGGACCAAAGCTCACGATGGAGGAGCTACCAGAACATCTGTTTCAGGTAGCCTGCGAGATAGTAGCCGACACGGGGTGCAGGGTTAGCATACGCACAGTACGCGGCGTCGCTGCACTCCTAACGGAGATCATGCGTGAGGCACAAGGCACAGAGCGTCCCACTACCACTCTTCCGGACAGCTGGCCTACCCCTAAGGAGATTACCTACGGAAAGACACATCCGCTCAACAGCTACCTCCAGCATAGGCCTGGTGGAAAGGCCACGTTGCGTGAGCTGTTGAGATCAAATGTGTGTGGGGTACGAAACATGGATGGCCTGAGAGACCTTGTGGAAGACTACGTGAGGATGTACGGTAGCGACCGGGTCACCGAAGAGTATGTGGCTAACGGTAGGCTTGTAACAGTAGTGTACGCAGAAGGCACCGTAATCGGAGGCTGAGAGAGTTGGGTCACTTCACCGTACGCGTAACGATCACTGAGACCTTGCACGAGGGCACACCACCTAAGGTTGATAGGGGGGTAGTTGAGCACCTGTCCCTATCCCTACGGGCTGAGGACCTACTCACAGCGCTTCAGAAGGCGCGCACTCTGGTTGGTGTGGAACTCTCAGCAATCCGTCCTCAGGTGCGTCCGGCTACCGAGTCCGATATTCATGCTATCACTTACCGGGATTAGGCCCTTATCCCATGATGCCTGAGCTGAGCTACAGGGAGCGCACGCTACTTCGTGTACTTAGAGAGGTTTTCCCCCTTCCCATGGAGTGTGTATCCTATGCATGGCTGGGAACCCATCCAACGATCGCTAGGGTGATGGGGTCTCTTCCACCTGAAGATGCCATGGGCATGCGCCTGATGCGAGTACAGGAGGGGTTGCGACTACGCGGCCTTACAGAAGCGTGCGTGCCATACCTTAGCTGTCACCTGACTGCAAAGGGGCTGAGTTGCGCAGTAACCTCGTAGGCCAGACCTTCGGCCGGTGGTCCGTAGTGCGCGAGGCAGGCCGCACCAACCGAGGCATGCTCCTCTACCTCTGTGAGTGCGTGTGCGGCGCGTACCGAAGTGTTCGTACATCTGACCTCACCTTGGGGCGCTCACGGTCCTGTGGCTGTGGCAAGGGGCTCTCTGGCGCGGCGCTCATGGTGCGTAACGCCCGGAGGCTTGAGCACCAGGGGGAGGCGTTGACCATCCGGGAGTGGTCGGACCGGTTGTCAATCCCTCAGCAGACCATCCGTTACCGACTCTCCCGTGGCTGGTCCGTAGCCGAAAGTCTCAGTACCCCTGTGGTGTCTCCAGGTAGAGTCACAGGGCAACGGACCACACTCACTCGCAACGGGGTGACTCTTCCCTTACCCGTGTGGGCGCAGATTCTTGGAGTACACGTAGACCTGCTGACCCACCGCGTCAGTAAGGGCATATCTGACAGTGAGGTGCTACGCGGGCTATGGCAAGAGTAGGCGAGATGTTCGGAGCAGTGACGGTGCTCCACCGTGAGCAGCTACATGGTAAGGGCATCCCTGACAGCTACTGGTATGCTCTGCTGCACTGCTCTTCCTGTGGTTCCTTTACCGTGGTACCCGACAGGTTCCTTACGCGTCCCCGAAGTGGGTGCCTCAACTGTGAGCTAGGGGCGTGCCCAGACGGCTCTGACAGGTTCCGTGCGCACCTGATTAGCTACCAGGGTGAGACGCTGCGTATGTCTGACTGGGCAGGCCGTGTAGGTGTCTCCTGCGAGACGCTGCGTGCACGCCTTAACCGTGGATGGAGCGTTGAGCGCACGCTTACCACACCCCTGCTTACCAAGGGAAGGCTAATGTGAAGATACACCAGTCCATCAGTGAGGACCGGGCAATCATGACGGTTACCTTTGAGAACACTACCGAGGTAGCACACCTTAGGATTGCTGCCACAGTGGTGTACAACAACCCTACTCTGAATATCCCTATGCGCAATGCTTGGCGTGGCCTTCAGGAACACGCTACCAACGTGTTGGACGACGCCGCACAGGTGGCAGAGCGGGCAGAGGCCACCCGGGTTGCCATCATTGAGAGGCTTAACCGCATGCCCTCTGAGGCACTACTGAAGCTGCTGAACGAGATGCAAGCCTAGGATAGCAACCTAGCTGAAACCTAGGCTCTACGTGCTCGCACCCCCAGCCTCTCATACTGAGTGGACAGGGCACACAAGGAGGGCACCATGAGCCAGCTTGAGTACACGATGAGCGCACCGCGCAAGGTAGGAACCACGCTGTTCTTCAGGTTCGAGGGCACGGAGACGCGCGGAGAGTTCATGGCTGGCATGTCCTACCAGGTGGCAGGCCGTCCTGCTGCCAAGCGCGAGTGCGCACGGCTGGAGGAGCTCGGCTACGTGAGGGTGGAGGAGCTTAGGTGACCATCACTGTAAAGCGCTCGCTTCCCTACGTCCTAGTAGGAGGAGGGTGGGCCGGCCTCAGGCCGTTGGGCCTCCGTAGGGACTACGTAGCAACGGTGAACGGCACCGAGGTAAAGAACACGTGCAAGGGTACTCTTGAGGCCCGGGTGCGTACGCTGCTGCGCCGTAGTGGCTTCACTGGTAAGGTGTCCTTCACCTATGAGGACACAGAGTGACATGCGTAATGTGAAGGTGTAGGTGCTTAGGTGACCCTCGTATTAGATCTCTTCTGTGGTGGAGGGGGTACTCTCACACGGTGCCCTGACGTCGACACCCGAGCATAGCGATACCAGCACACAGCGTGAGAGCCCCCGGTAGCTAGCTACCGGGGGCTCTCACGGTAGAGGCTCAGTGCACCCACACTGCCGTGTTGCAGCTCATTCCGACCGGCTCATCCCAGCCCTCAACCCACACGGTAACAGTCCGACTGTTTCGGAAGGGCCCTACCTGGACGATGCGCTTGGGTTCGGTCTTAGAGAGACCCCACAGGTTGGCCGTAATGCGCATGCCGATTTCAAGCTCTCTTGGCCTCATCTTGGTAGCCATTGTCCCGCTCCGTTCTGTGCTCTCCCTGACAGACATAACACTACGGAAGCCATGGTGCACGGAGGCTTCCGTAGTGTTGCTGATTGGGTACCTACTACCCTTACCTACCAGGGCATCGACCCTTCGGTGTACGTGTGCACATGCCACCACTCAGCTTCACAGTAGCGCCACCTGCCCCCCTGTCCCAGGCAGGGGGTAATCACCACGGCCTCAACGGCACTCGCCGTAGTACCAGAGCCCTCCCCAGCCAAGTCGAGAAGCATGCCGATGGCCTCGTCAAGATACGCCTTCACCACAGCATCGGCCCTGATCTGAAAGGTACCGTCCGCGCTGCTGAGCAGCGACGTGTACACTATACTGCTTTGACTCACTGGTTACACTCCCAGGTAGGTGATAAGCGCGCTGAAGTTGATTGAGTACCCAGAAGAGTACACCGTCCCAACGCCGAGCGCTACCAGAATGATCACTGCTGCGATACGAGACATGCCCAACACCTTCCCCCTGAACCAAGGCTAGGCTGTGAAGGCTACTAGTTGGTGTGGTACTTAAGTGCTACCAGGGTGCGCTCCCCTCATTACGTGCACCCTGGTAGCCCCATCTCACGCCACCTCGAACCGCTGCGTGCGCTTTGCGTGCCTACGGATGGACCGCATCTGTGCAATGGTGAACCGGGTGCGTCCGTTGCGGATGTTCTGCTCAACGTAGCGATCGTACGCAGCGTCTGCCGGGATGGCCCTGTGCACGCACGTGGGACCCTGAGGGGGAACAGGATGCACGTTCAGCACAGCCTCAGCCCCCTGCACAGCAGACAGCAGTGCGGCCTTGTTCATCGCGCTGTAGCCGGTGATTCCAAGCACGCGGGCAGCAGCCCTGAGCTCATCGCGGGTACGGGTGTCAGTCACGGTATCTCTGCTTTCTCAGAAGCCAACGATGTCAAGGATGAGACAGCTACGGTGTCCCCGGGAGAAAACCCGGATTGCAGTGTCCTCATCGTACGCGGAACCGAACGACTGGTACTGGTTGCCGTCGGGGCCGATGAAGTGGATCGTATAGCGCGTCATGTACTTAGAGTGCGGCCGGAGAGCTACAGCTAGGGTACCTACATGTTGCGCAGGGGTAGCGAGTGTCGGGCGAGGTAGTGTGCCCGGACCTCCGCTTGTGCCTCGCGGAACGTGTCGAACGTCCCGATGCGTACCCCGTGCTCATTGGACGCGACGTGGCGAACCCGGCCGCTCCGCTTGTCCGTGCCGCTCTTGACGTACCCGACCACGATGCCATTGTGGGTCGGATGCACGTCGTTGTACATGATTACTGGCCACGGCTTCATAACGTCAGTCCTACCTCTCGTGAGCAGTCTTGACAGCCTCTGCCCTAGCAATGGCCTTAGCATCGGTGCCGAAGTTGCGGAACGCGTCAGAGTGGAGGGTACGCCTGGCGATGATAGCGGCCTGAAGCTTAAGCGCCTCTGCGTAGGTGATGGTCATCGCTCTCAACTCCCTCTGTCTCTCTGACACCCATAACCTTGACTAGGTGAGGTTGCGAACCAGGTGCGTGCTCCGGTGCTTGAGGGTTAGGCCACGTAGTCCATCCCCTCCAAGCTGAACAGCACGTAACCAGATACCCTACGGGATACCACGCGCACGTTCCGCAAATCTGGCCTGAACGCCTGGATCATCAGCCCTAGCTGGCTGTTTACCGCTGGTAGGAACCCCGTGTGTGTAACATGGTAACCAAGAGGCACGCGTTGCCCATGCGAGTTAAAGGCAGCCTCGATATCACCCTCAGGAACCGACACTGCTTGGGTACTCTTGAGAGCCAGTAGCTTCATGATCATCAGATCCCCGTCTGCCTTTGGGACGTAATCCCTGATGACCAACTCAGGCTTTGTTACCGTGGTGATGTGCAGCATCCTGGTCACGTGCGCGTTGTCCTTACCTTTACGGTGGGTGGGTTGCTGGTGTCCCGTGGGTCGAACCGGGGAGGAGGGGGAGTGCGTGCTAGGAACGCGTCCAACTCTTCGATCTCTTCTACGCTCTCCGTCACGTGGGGGCGCAGCACGGTGTGGTGTGGTACCTCCATACCCCATAGGATGGCACCTCTAGCAGCCTAGTGGGTTTCAGTATAGGTGCAACTCAGGTAGCATCGTAGGATGGACTGGACAGCCTACCTACCTAGGGACACGCGTGCGCTCGCGTACCCTGAGGGGCGTAGGAGGTTTACCCTGGAATCGCCCATGCGGTTTGCTTTGGTGTACCTAAGGCATCACATGACTTCTCCGGAGGGGAGGATTTCCCTCTCTGAGGCACACGTTGAGTGGTCTAACATGGCGCGAGAGCTCATGTACCCGATGAGGCTACGGGAGTGGAGGCACGCGCTAGCCGCACCGCGTGAGTGCGCCAAATCTACTTGGTGGTTCCTGTTCATCCCACTTTGGGCGGCTGCACACGGTCACCGTCAGTTCATCGCAGCCTTTGCTGACTCGGCTACTCAGGCAGAGACCCACCTGCTCACTTTCAAGCAAGAGCTAGACAACAATCCGTTGTTGCGTAAGGACTTCCCCGACCTATGCACTGCTGCGCGCAGAGGCAGGGGCACGAGTCAGGCTGACAACCGGGGGCTGTATATCGCGGAATCTGGTTTCGTGTTTGCTGCCAAAGGTGTTGACTCTAAGACACTCGGGTTGAAGATCGGGCAGCGTAGGCCTGACATGCTGGTGCTAGATGACGTTGAGAGCGATGAAAAATCCTACAGCCTGGCTAAGGCCGGCGCTCGGCTAGGGACGCTGTGTGACGCGATCCTTCCGCTTAACGAGCGTGCCGCTGTAGTGCTCACGGGGACGGTTACGATGGCAGGCTCCCTAGTGCATCAGGTGGTACAGACTGCCAACGGTGGAGAGCCCCCTGAGTGGATCACTGACCAGAAGATACGGTGCCATCACTACGCACCCATCCTACCCAACGACGACGGTACAGAGCGTTCTATCTGGCCGGAAAAATGGCCGCTGGAGTACCTAAAGTCAATCCAGGGAACCGTCTCATACGCTAAGAACTTTGCCAACATGCCTCGTGCGCGTGGTGGGCGCTACTGGAGTGACAACAGCTTCACCTATGGAAGGCTTCCGCAGACCAACATCAGGCTGCTTTCGATCGACCCTCACGTGTCGCGTAGCACCAATTCGGACTTTACCGGTATTACCATCGTGGGCTACTCAACCCCCCACGATTCGTTTGAGGTCATATACTCAACGGAGACCAAGGTACGGGGGTCTCAGCTACGCACACTGGTGCTACGCCTCATTGCAGAGCACTCCGTAACGGCAGTGCTCATTGAGACGAACCAGGGTGGGGACCTGTGGACTGACGCGGGTAACACCCTGTCTCATCTTCCATGTAAGACACTGACTGTCCATCAACATGAGTCCAAAGAGGTGCGTGCTGCCCGTGCCCTAGAGGAGTACGAAATGGGTAGAGTAGTACACCGTGCCCGATTTGAGAAGCTTGAGCTACAAATGACAGCCTTCCCTAAGGTTGTGCACGATGATATGGTGGACTCACTTTCTGCCGCATTCATCGAAATTCGTAAACGCGCCAAGGTACAACCTAAGCCTCCCCTAGGTACTGTGACCTCTACGATCGGGTAAGGGACCATGACTGAGTTTTCGAGTGATCAGCTTACTGAGTTGCTGAGTGAGGGCAGGGAGCACCAGGATAGCTATGCGCTGGCTAAGAGCTATGCCTGTAGAGGGGACCTTATCACCACGCGTGATCCTATCCTCCGTAGGGCCGTAACTGGCACAGGGGCTATGTCCACCAGGTTCAACGTTACCGGGCGCATTGTTAAGGCGTATGCCTCACGGTTGCTACTCAGTGAGCCTGAGGTTGATGGCATGGATGCTCTTCCGGAGTGGCTAGCCGCTAACCAATGGGTGAAGCAGGCACGACGCCATATCCTGGACGTGCTTACTTACGGACGCGGGGTAATGCTCAACTGGGTATACACCGATAGCGACGGCGCTGTGCGAGCTAGCATGCTAGCTCTTGACCCAACCTCGGCTAAGGTTATCTGTGACTGCGAGGGTGCCCCTACCTATGGCCTACGATTTTGGGATGAGATGGAGGGCGGGAAGACCCTAACCTACCTCTACGTATACACTGAAACGGAGCTCTCTAGGTTCGTAACCAGCGACGGTGGGAAGACCTGGCTACCCCACACGGAGGAGGGGGAGACAGACTCCGTAATCCCTTACTCCACAGGGTTCCCGATGTTCGAAACTGAGTGTGGTACTGAGGCGCGTCCGGTGCACGAAGATGCCTACGGATGCCAAGACATGGTTGTTACTTCAGTGCTGGTTAACCGCACAAACATCAGGTTCCTAGGGTGGCCACAGGTGTTCGCACTGTACAGCGAGCTATCTGCGTCAGGCACGTCTGACCTTGGTGACACTATGCGGAACGACACCGGAGAGAGCAACTTCGCACAGGAAGAGGTACGCACCCTCAAGCGTGACCCGGGCTCAATCTGGGCGCTGAGGGCTAAGCAACTCGGGACGCTAGACCCTGCCGACCCGATGGCCGCTATTGAGGTGATGCGGGCGTACATAGAGCTAGCGTCCTCCCTGTCGGGGGTACCCTCTCGCTACTTCAGCGCCCCTGGAGGGCAGCAGCCTTCCGCAGAGAGTCAGCAAGCCCTTGACGCTGAGTTCCGACAGCACGTTGCAGAGATCGGGATTGGGCTGAAAGAGACCTTTAGGGCGCAACTAGCCCACGCTCTCACTGCTGTGGGAGTTAGGAGTACCACACCCACCGAGGTCGCGCTAGACTGGCTATCCCCTGAAATCGTAGGGGATAAGACTTCGTGGGACGTGGCAGGGCAGCAAGCAGCCCTAGGGGTTCCTACAGACGTCCTACTGGTTGAACGGGGGTATACCCCTAAGGCTGCCAAGGAGTTCGTGACAAACGGGGGAACTGAGCTGGCGATGCTCCAGCGGGTACAGGTGCTACAGCAGCTAGGGGATGCAGTAACCAAGCTTTCTGCTGCTACGGCTACAGGAGTACTCACTGCTGAGCAAATCGGAGGGGTCATCAATAAGCTGTTCGGAGCCCTGAGCGATGGCTGACCTATCAGCCCTGGCCAAGCGGTTATCTGTGGCGCTGTCTGGCGCTGCTGCCCTAGATGACCCGGAGGTGTGGGCAGCAGCGCTATCCCGTGCGGAGCATGAGCTACGGCACTTCCTACCCAACGTTAACATTGTGGACTTCCTAGGGGGCAGCGTAACCACAGAGGCACAGGCCAACCTGATACTCGGGTATGACGCTAACCACGCGCTACGCGGTATGGCGGGAAAGGTGGCTGACAAGCTAGCGGAGACGGAAGCTACTGGAGGGTCATTAACCACGGCGATCAACGCCATGCTCGGGTTAGCCAAGCGTACGGACAACCTTGAGGGAGACTGGACGCACACCGGTGAGCAATACGATGTAATCGTGGCTGCTCAGGATAGCGGCCTATACCTGGTGTGGGTGGCAGAACGTAACGCCTGCCCACGGTGCCTTGACTTGGCGGGGAGTGTGGTACCTCCGGGGGGTGCGTTCTCTGGTAACGGACTGTCCGGAGGGGGGCCCTCAGCAAAGCAGCCCCCATTGCACCCAAACTGCCGATGCGAGCTTAAAGAGATAGAACCAGGTGACCCCGGGGGCTACGCAGCAGGGCTACGCAGGGAGGCCGCGCGATCTGCTGCCTTAGGGCTGAGTGATTTCGCCTCCAGAAAACAACTGGTAGAGTTGGCAGGTAACGTAGCCTCAGCCGCTCCGTACCTGCCTCGGTCTGTCTTGGCCAGAGCAGCCCGATTTGCCACTACTGGGGATGTTCCCACCCGTCCGCAAGGAGTGTAAGAAATGCCCGAAGAGATTGATCCCAATGTAACCCCCGGTACAGAGCCGGTTACGGAGCCTCCGGCCGACCCTATCCCTTGGACGCCCCCTACTCAGGAGGAGTGGACCAAGCTACAGGCAAGCCTCCAGACAGCGTCTGGGGAGGCGGCTGAGCGCCGTAAGTTCCTGAAGGCAGCAGGGATTGACCACCGCACAGGCAAGCCCCTGGTGGAGCCCACGCCTGCCCCCTCCGTGACGGACCCTCCGGGTGGGGACCCTGAGGCACAGCTAGCCTCCAAGGTAGCCGCTGCTACCAAGCCCGTGGAAGACCGTGCGCTACGCGCTGAGCGTGCAGCCCTGGCCTCCGGCCTCCGAGAGGCAGGGGTGGACCCCTCCCTCCTAGCACTGATCCTGCCTCAGGTGTCTCCGGACGACTACGAAATCAAGGATGACGGGTCGGTGGAGGGGCTACCCACCATCGTGGATAAGCTGAAGGCTGCGTACCCCGCTGCGTTCACCACGAAGAAGCCAGCCACACCACCCACAAAGGCGGGTGCGGTACCCAGGAAGGATGGCAATACACCTCCTGCGAAGTCTCATGGCCTTGAGGTGATGAGGGCTGCTGGCTTGCGGTAGTCCTTGCGCACGGGGAGCCACGCAGATAGACTGACATTGTGTCCGGGTTAGGGCACTAGCCTCCCAGGTAGGGAACTGGAATCACAACTACTTGGAGGTGTCTACCGTGGTTTCCCGTGACTTCAGCACCTGGGTACCGGTTGTACTTGACAACCTACCTCAGGGTACTGAAATCCAGCAGTCGGTGCTAAAGGCCGTTGGTATGCCCCGTCCGATGACATCGGACACCATGGAGATCCCGGCTCTGCTTGGCTCTGACGTTGGTGGTGGCGCTACCCTGGTTGAGGACACTCACGATGGCCTCAAGGTGCTGCTGCCCTCCTACCTGTTCACTGGTAGGCACCAGCTTGACGAGGCCGAGACTGAGGACAGTGCCGCAGACCCTATCGGCCCGATCACTGCTGAGTGGCTCTCTGAGCTCAACGTGAGCATCGATGCTGCTGCGTTTGGTGTGACGGGTGCCCGGTCGACCACTGCAACGGACTACCGGCCGTACAACAGCGTCTACTACCGTGTGAGGAACAGCGACGCGGACACGGGATACACCGCTGACACCAACTACGTCAGTGGCGCGGTTACCTACGCCCACCTGAGCCAGACCCTTAGCAAGCTTGAGGAGAGCCGGTACTGGGCTGAGTCGGGTCTAGTGATCGTGGCGCACCCGTCCTTCCGGCACGCACTACGGTCCATCGTAGATGAGAACGACCGACCGATCTTCATCAGCGCTAACGGGTCGGTGGCACAGGACACTCTGTTTGACCACCCGATCCGGTGGAGCCTCGGTGCGAAGACGTGCACCACCTACAAGCGGACCACGGTAGGTAACCCGCTCCTCATCCCGATCAACCGGCGCTACCTAGCCTACGGTGCACGTGTCGCTCCGCAGACCAGGATGATCCCTGCCGCGCAGAACCCGGATGAGCTTGCTCACGTCTTGCAGCACCGTTCGCGGGATGGTATGACGCTCACCGTTCCTGGTGCGGCGGCAGTGTTCGAGAAGACCTCCTGACCGACCGGTAGGGACTGAGACCCGTGCTACCCCTGGTGGGAGGGTGTCACGGGTCTCTTCCCCTGTAGAGGAGGAAGCATGCCTTTCGTGGCAACGGTTGACGACGTAGAAGACATCGCAGGTGTGGAACTCACTGAGTCGCAGGTCCGCAGAGCGCACTACAACGTAGAGCCTCATGTGGGCAGGCTAATCGTTGATGAGGGTGAAGGGGTCTTCAGTGCCAGCGACCTAGCATGGCTCAAGCGGGTAGTTGCCTATCAGGCTGCTTACCTAGCTGAGCATGAGAGCATTGAGCGCTCTGCCGATGTATCTCAGTACTCTGAACAAGGTACAAGTGCGACACTTAACCCAAACGGCGCTGTGTTCTGTGCTCAGGCAAGGGTTGCGGCGGGTAACCTCTCTTGGGTAAAGTCCCGCTCAGTACAAGCGCAGGTGGCAGAGGGTGCCCCCTACTCCACTGCAACGGTCTCTGATGACCCCTATGCACCCGGTTGGAGTGCTATCTAGCATGGCTATGGCAATGCCTATGGACACCGTATGCGTCTCACGCGGGTCTACGATTAATACCTACGGAGATGAGGTAAGCGACCCTGAGACTGTGTACGCAGGGGTAGGTACCACACTCAGGCAGGGAACCCGCAAGGTACGGCGAGACGATCACTGGCTTACCGTTCAGATGTACACTATGGACCTACCGGGTAAGTACGTGGTAGCTGAGGGTGACATCGTGACCGATTCGCGAGGTACTACCTACGCAGTGACGGATGTCGTCTCTGTCGGCTCTATCGGCCCTACCGGATGGCGGGTCACTCTGCAACGGGTGTCACATTGACTACCACCATGGTAACCTACTCCTAGGGGAAGACCCTGGACTGCACTACTCCCGACGAAAAGGGGAGGGGTCAAGATGAGCAATGAACCTAGAGTCGTTATCAAGCTTGACCCCAACTTTGCAGAGAACCTAGCAGAGGGCCTCCTCCCTAAGCTCAAGCAACTCAGGGATGACATACTTGCTGACTGTCAGCGGCTATGCCCGGTAGACACAGGGAAGCTGAGGGAGAGCATTACCGTTGAGTTGGATGAGGACTCCGGTACCATCGTGGGTAGCAGCGATGTACGCTACGCAGGCTACGTAGAGCTAGGTACGTCTAAGATGGCTGCTCAGCCCTATATGGCCCCTGCGTTCTACCAGAATAGGGGCACGCTATGAGCTACCCCATCACATCTGACTTGGTAATGCAGGGCTGGCTAGCCACTCTCAGCGCCATGGCAGGGGTACCCGTGGCTACCCGGCTACCCTCCCCGGAGGAGTGGGGAGGCAGCCAGCTGTTCGTTACGGAGAGCGTTGTTGCCTCTTCGCAGGACACCGGTACCCCCTTAATGGCTACGGTGTATCAGGTGGATGTGTGGGGCAGGCCTCTGGGCCAGAGCACCCGGCCCCCGTTCGGGGCTACCGCAGCCTTGGCTACCTTGCTAGAAAGGTCCTGCGCCACCCCGATGTCTCCGGGTGTGGTACACGCCACTGTAGGGGATTACACGCCCGCGCGTGTTACAGAGGTATCTCTGTCTGTAGGGTTTGGTAGGGTGCCAGACTCCGAAACCTTGCTAGCTAGGTATTCCGGCAAGGTAGCTCTGCGATGGATAGGGGAATGACTCATGACGGGCCTACCGACGTTCGTAAGCACTCCAGAGATGGTAAAGACTGGGCCGGGCTTCTGCCTGTACGCTCCGCTAGGCAGCGCGGTACCCACTATCACTACCTCCCAGGTATCGAACAGCTCTTTCAGTGGGGTGACGTTTGACGCTGCCTGGCTGATGATGGGGTACACCGATGAGGGTATCTCCATCAAATTCGGCAAGGACACAGAGGCCGTGGAGGTAGCGGAGGAGCTACAGGAAATCCGCACCATTACCACCAAGGTAAACGCTGAGGTTGGTTTCAACCTAGCCAGCCTTAACCGTGACAACCTTGCCCTAGCGCTGTCCGGTGGAACTTGGACCGTTACCGGCGCTGGGACGGGGCAGTGCGCCAAGTTTGACCCCCCTAAGGCAGGGGAGGAAGCGCGGTTCATGTTCGCGTGGATCTCCGCTGAAAAGGATGAAATCTTCATTGCCTACCAGGTATTCCAGGGTTCGGAAATCACCTGGGAGCGGAAGAAAGGTGCTAATAAGGCATCCCTACAGGGTGTGGGCCTCAAGGTTGAGGTACCGGATACCTCGGTATCCACCGTGCCGTGGAACTACTACCAGGCTGGTACGTGGGGCGACGCCATCGACTACTGAGTAGCACAACACATCCCACCATCCCACCCTGAAAGAGGCTCCAATGGGACGTAGTTTCGGAGAGTTTAAGATCCCAGCCAAGCTGACCGAGGTTTCAGCACTGGATACCATCACCTTCTGTGGTGAAGTACTCAGTATCAACCCGGTAGTTGACGGGTTCCTCGCGCTTGAGTTTGCTGGGCTAGTGTCCGACGGAGCGGAAGAGGCCAATAGCACCAGAACGGTTACCCTGGTGCATGATATGCTCAAGGCCGCTTTGTATGGGGACGGCTACGCGCGCATGCGTAAGCTTTCTGCTGAACACAACGTAGGGATTGAGACCCTGCTCAAGGTGGCCATGGCGCTGTTCGAGGCCACTACGGGAAACCCTACGGAGGGAGCCTCAGACTCGTCTGTTGGCTCCGAACAAACTGGGCTGGGTTCCATGCTTGGTGGCTCCTCCGGGCAGCAGGAGCTATCGCAGACGGCACCCTTCAGCCAGGCCCTGGACACTGGCTCCGTAGGATCTCAGCTCCCGTTCTTCTAGATCTGGTGTACGCACACCTAACAGAAGGTATGGATCGTGAGGGCATAGAGGGTCTGGATGCAGAACTCAGTTGCCCGCTAGGTACCACACCACAGAATACCCCGGAAGCCAAGCGCGCTAGGGCTAAGGCTCTCCGAAATGCTAGGGGGTAGCTGATGACCACCGTTGCCGAGGTTCTTGCAGAGCTCAGACTAGACACGCGTCAGGCAGAAAACGAGACTCGGCAACGGCTCAGCCAGCTAGGGGGCACCGCCGGTAGGAACTCTAGCGAGGGTTTCAACTCCCAGGTGAGCAGAGGCACCTCTAGGTTGCCCAGTATGATTGGCCCTGCCTTTGTTGCGGGTATTGCGGCTATCGGGGCTGCTGCTGGGAAAGCCCTAATGGGCGCGCTAGAGCAGATGGATGTAGGGGCCACCATTGCCGCGAAGATCGGTGCCGTAGGTGGGGTTAACGCTGCCCGATCCTACGGCGCCCTTGCTGGAAAGGTGTACAGTGAAAATTTCGGTAGCAGCCTTGGGGACGTAGGGGAAGCGCTTACCAACGTAGTGCAGCTAGGGCTAGACAAGTCCTCTGCCAGTGCTGGAACTACAGCCAAAAAGATCACTGAGGACGTACTTACTGTAGCCAGCCTTACGGGGGAGTCCTCCCTACGGATTGCCCGCGCTGCCCAAACGCTGGTGCGCAACGGGATGGTGAAAACCACCACGGAAGCTTTCGACCTGATCACAAAAGGTCAGCAGTCAGGAGCTAATGCGGCTGAAGACCTGCTAGACACTATCAATGAGTACTCAAGTCAGTGGGTTAAGCTAGGCATCACAGGCCCTCAGGCTATGGGGCTCCTATCTCAAGGTATCAAGGCAGGTGCCAGAGACTCAGACTTCCTGGCAGATGGACTGAAGGAATTCAGCATCCGGGCTGTTGACGGGTCGAAGACAACTGCTGAAGGGTTCAAAGCCCTAGGGCTAGACGCCGCTAAGACTGCTGCTGTCTTTGCTAAGGGCGGACCTGCTGCTGCCCAGGGGCTACAGACCGTGCTAGACCGCCTTAGGGCCATGCCCGACCCACTCAAGAGGTCACAGGCAGCAGTAGCCCTATTTGGAACGAAGGCTGAGGACCTAGGCAGCTCCCTCTTTGCGCTAGACCTGAAAACGGCCTCAGCTGAGATGGGTGACTTTGCAGGGGCTACGAAGGCTGCTGCTGACACCCTGGCATCCTCGCCTAAGGCGGCATGGGAGAGGTTCAAGCGTGTCTCAGAGGCTAACCTAACAGCGCTTGGCGGTAAACTCCTTTTCTTCGGGTTTCAGGCCAAGGACGCGCTGTCAAAGGTTTGGAACTCTACCCCAGTGCAGACCTGGGTTACCAAAATCACTGGGTATGTGGGCACCCTTAAGGCAGCCTTGCTTAAGGCCCTTACCTCTGATTGGACCAAGAATGCGGTAGCCTCCCTGGTCCGCTTCGGTACCTCCTTTCTCCGCATTGCTAACCAGGTAGTGACAAAGTATGGCCCTATGGTGGTCGCTGCGTTCAAGGCTGCTGCCTCCTTTGTCTCCTCCGCAGTGCGTACCATCGGTGATGTGCTTCACACGGTATTTGAGGTAGGCTGGCCTAAGGTTGTCAAGGCTGCTACTGACGCGTGGGAGAAAGGGCTCAAGCCAGCATTTGAGGCTCTCGTAGAGTTCTGGAACAAAAACCAGGATTGGATTAAGCCTCTGCTGCAAGGGCTACTCCTAGCCGTGGGTGCTATCACCGCTTTCGTAGCGGGTACTGTTGTGGTGGTAGGAGCTATCGCGGCTATGGTGGCAGCCTTTGGTATCTTCACAGCGGTGAAGTTCATCGGGATGATAGGTCAGGCTGCTACCGCTATCACGTCGTTTGTAGCCAACGTGTACCGCACCATTGTTACGTTCCTAACGGTTACCCTGCCTAACACGTTCAACGGGGTAGTAACCTGGTTCAGTAACCTACCCTCCCGTATCGGGGGCGCCTTGGCAGCACTACCAGGCCTCATTGCTAGGCTATTCCAGTTGGCGCTAACAGGGCTGGCTACCCTCGTAGGTACTGGGCTGGGTACCATCGTACGGTTTTTCGTAAACCTACCGGGGAGGGTCGTTGGGGCTGCCTCAGCACTCTGGGCGCTCCTGAGCACCACATTCGCACGGGGTGTGGCCACCATCCTAGGATTTGTGGCTACAGTCCCTAGCCGGGTGGCCGCCTACCTGAGCACACTGCCCGGTAGGCTGCTAGCCCTAGGCACCTCAGCGATGGCAGCGCTACGCGATGGCCTATCCAACGGAGTACATTGGGTAGCCAGCCTGGTAGAGAGCATTCCGGGTAGGATTGGTGACATCGGCAAGGATTTCTTTGACCGTGGGATGAACATGGTGCACGCCATCGTGGCTGGCTTGGAGCGGGGGGTCGGATGGGTCGCAGACACCGCGCGTAAGATGGCGCACAATTTTATCGATGCGTTCAAGTCAGCGATGGGTATCCAGTCACCCTCCAAGGTGATGGAGCAGATGGGTAGCTTCCTGGTAGAGGGGCTTTCCTCCGGGCTCTCAAAACTCTCTTCTGTGAAGAGCACGGTTACCAGACTCAAGGGGTACCTAGCAGAGGCTTTCGCAGGGGGCTCCATCACCGCTAGCACAAAGTCTCTCGTCTCCTCCATTGCAGATGGGTATCAGACAGCGCTAACCAAGCTAACCTATGCGTCGGGCGTGCTGTCAGACAAGATGAAAGCTGCACAGGGTAAGCTCACGGAAGCGCAAGGGGCGTGGAGTGATCAGTACTCACGTGCTTTCCAGGGGGTCATGGACGCGGTACAACTGGGGGAGAACGATACTGTAAAGGGTGTAATTGACAAGCTGACCGGAACGGTAACCAGCGCTGAGCAGCTGAAGGCTGATATTGCCAAGCTCACGAAAGCAGGGCTTAGCAAGGACCTACTTGCACAGCTGGCTAACTCAGGGGTGTCCGGCGCCGCTACAGCTCACAACCTAGCGAGTGCAACACCCGCAGAGCTAAAGAAGATCAACGAACTACAGAAGCGCCTCAGCGAGGCTGCCAAGGGTGAGGCTACCCAAGTAGCTAACAGCCTGTATGGCGGAGCGGTTAGCGCGGCTAAAGGCCTGGTGGACGGTATCAAGGCACAGCAGAGTGCTATCGAGAAGCAGATGACAGCCATTGCGGCGGCAGCTGTGAACGCCATCACGAAAACCCTGCTACCTTCCCTGCTCAACTCAGCTAAGAAGGCTGCTGCTGAGGGTGTGGCAAAAGCGCGTGGAGCGCTTGGGAAGGCTACCGCGTCTCGTACGGATGCACAGGGCAGGGTAGCCAGGGACACTCAGGATCTAGCTAAGGCTAGTGCTCGGTATGCAGCAGACCAGGCTAAGCGCGCGGCAGCTCAGCGTGTGGTAGAGGCGGATGCAGATAAGCTACGCGCGGATACCACCGCGCTGAACCACGCACACGGGAAGAAGCTACGCGCACGCCTAGCAGACCAGGTAGCCAAGGACAAGAAAGCTCTAGCGGCTGCACAGACGAACCTAGGCAGGGTAGGGCGTGACCTGTCCGGAGACTCCAAGGACATCAGCAGGCTACGCGAGGCACTGCCTAAGGACCAGAAGAAGGCTGCTGAGGCAGCTAAGGATGAGGCGGCAAAGAAGGCAGCTCTTGACACAGCACTCAAGCGGCAGAGTACAGTTATCAATGTCTATGCGGATCCTGGCACTCCAGAGGGTAGGGCTGATATGCTGAGGCAACTTGGCTGGGTACTAGGAGGCTGAAAATGGGCACTCGCCTAGTATCGGACACAACCCGGACGTGCACCCTTACGGCTGCTTCCTCCGGGTATGCCATCCAATTCGGCTACCGTGACGACGCCACCGGTATTGACTGGTTCCTGAACGATATCGATTACGGAGGGGACATCACCTCCACTCTCATGTCGTTCCCGAACAGACACGGTGGTGTGGTATCCTCCCAGTTTCTTGAGCCTAGGGTAATGACGCTCAAGGTAACTGCGGTTTGTCCATCACTGGTAGCAAGGGACTACGCGAGAGATCTTGTGCGCAAGGTGCTACCTTTCAACAACGCAATGTTTGACCTTCAGTACACAGAGGCACTGGTAGGCTCCTCATTGCTGGTAGACGAGCCCACGCCTAAGTACTTCCCTCTGGTGTTCCGCTCCGGTCGCATCCTAGAGCGGCGTATCAGCGCTACCTCTGTAGAATTTACCATCGGTCTGGTATCCCCTGATCCGCGTGCGCTATCCTACGATTTCTACAGTATAGAGCTAGCACCTCCCTCGCCTCCCACCGGAATTGAGTTCCCTGTAGTTCCTCCGATTGAGTTCCCAGCATCCTCACAGTCAATCTGGGCATACATCAATAACGAGGGTAACATTGACGCAGCAGTGACAGCACTACTCGTTGGACCCCAGGTGAACCCGGGCATCGTAACCTCAGACGGAAGGCGTACGCTCTTCAACTGTGAGCTATACGAAGGAGACACCCTTGACATCAGATTTGACCAGCAGTACGCGTTGTATAACGGGAGCACCCCGGTAGCAGCTACGCTGGATTCCACCTGGATAACCTTTCCGTCCGGGCTAACTATTGTGGCTATGGCTACTACTTCGTTCACAGGGCTCGGATCCATATCGTGGCGCTACGGCTATGAGGTGTAAGGAGAACTCCCATGGTAGTAGGTAACTCAACGGCTGTGCCCTTGTGGCTAGACGGGGTGTCTACCAGTGCTGAGGTAGCCCGTAAGGGCATGGCAGCATCCCTCTCCAACGTGGGAAAGGCTACGCAACCAGGGTATAGGGGTGGTGTGTTTCCTGCCGCTGGGGACCCCTTGAAGGTGGTACCATACTCCGGCCTTACCCTCAGCCTCAACGCAGGGTCGTGCTCAGTACTGTCGTCTAGCTCAGGGGTCCCTTGGCTAGTAACCAATGATACCCCACTGTCTCCCTGCGTTACGCTTGCTACTGCGCACCCTACCTACCCCCGGTATGACCTGGTAGTCATCACCATTGTTGACGTGGGTACCTCGTCATCTACGTACACCATGAACAGCGTAACGGGTACTGCCGCTGCTTCCCCTGTGGTTCCTACCACTCCCAATGACTCACTGCTACTTGGTGTGGTACTTGTAGGGGCCGGTGTTACCTCTATCAGCGCGGGTAACATTACGGACTCTCGGGTATTCACGGTGTCCAGCGGAGGGGTGCTTCCACTCGCTACAGGGGAAACGCCTTCCCACTACCCAGATGGGCAGCTCTTTTTTGACCCTGCCCTAGGGTCACTCACACTGGGGATCAGTGGTGTTGACGCGTTGCTACGATCAGCCCACCAGTGCACGTCGGCTACACGCCCTTCGAAGGTTCGTAACGGTGTCGTTATCTTTGAGACTGACACCAAGACACTGTACCTCAGGGCTAGCGGAGCCTGGCTGTTCCTGATGGATACTGAGTGGAAGACGTATACCCCAACGTGGGCTAGCCTGAGTAACCCTCAGCCGGCTATCGGCAATGGGACCGCTGCACAGGGTGGGTACTTCAGGGTGGGGAGTACCATCAACCTTAGGGTGCGAATCGGCCCCTTCGGTACCACCACCACGTTCGGTACCGGACAATGGACGGTGTCAGGGCCCCCCGGGATCACCTTGCTTAACGCAGTACATACGTGGGGACAGGCAGTAGGTACCGGAACATCTAAGGTCCAGGGTATTTCCTACGCATACAGTGGCACTGTGTTGTCAGCCTACCTACCAACTGCGGCGTCTGGAGCTCTAAACACAGTTACCCCTACCGTCCCTTGGACGTGGGCCTCAACCCACTATCTAGACCTTACCTACAACTGCAACTGGAGCTTCACGTAAGCCATCCCCCGGGGTGTACACACCTACTACCTGAGGTTGGGGCGTTGAATACCGCATCTTGGACCTACGCAACTACTGACCTAGTCACAGGGGAACTGCTCATGGATACAGTTCCCATTGTGGTGCCGTCCATGACACTCAGAATGGACGGAACGGGAGAGCTGAGTGCCACACTACCGGGTGTCCTACTCTCCAGGTACGCGAGTGTGTTGCAGCCTGGTAAGACAGTCTTATGGGCGCTGTACAGAAACACCCCAGTATGGGCGGGCATCATATGGGCGTGGCAGGCAACCTCCGCACGGGGTGACCTGCCTATGGTTGTAAAAACGCTCCCCTCACTGCTGGCTAAGAGGAAGCTCACTGGGGTGTGGGTAGGGGACTATGATCCCACACCCCCGTCTGACCTCGTGTACACCAATGCGGACCCCTTTGATATCCTACGGGACATCATCACACGGGTTACGACCGACAAGGGTCCGCATGGAGAGATCGGTAATCTGTCTGTTGATCCAGAGACGCTAGCAGGTACCTCAGTTACCCGAACCTACAAGTTCTCCGACTTACCCGTAGCGTCTGAAGCCATGGCTAACCTAAGGGATACGTGCAACCTGGAGTACGCTTTTCGACCTGAGCTCATCTCGGGGGTGCTAACCCACAGACTGTACTTTGGGTACCCCTGGCTTACACTGGTACCCGACCTAGTTTCCTTTTTCCCAGGGGTGGTAACTGACTACTCCACTCCGGAGGACTATGAGTCTCGGGTTAACGACGTGGTAGCGGTGGGTGACCTGCCCGACGGCACAGGTCAGATGGCAGCAAGAGCGGTAGGATACGGAGACTACAGCCTAGGGCTTCCCGTGCTAGAGGGGAGTAGCTCTTTCGTTGGCTCAGGCATAACTGACCTAGCCACTCTTACTGCTCACGCTGTAACTGAGGTAACTTCTGCGGGTCGGAGGGTAGCTACCACGGTGGAGCTACTCACCTCACCTTCCAGCCCTCCTACCATGCTGGCGCCAGGAATGAACGCCTACATAAAAGTACTACCCGGTACCTCAGTACTGCATCCTATGGGTGCCACGCTGTCAGGTAGGGTGACTGAGCTAACCATAACCCCAAGCTCAGTGCGGCAGGTAGGCTCAGCGACGCTGGTACTAGGGCTACCAACCGTATCCAACGGGGACAGCATTGACGGGCTTGTAGGGTAAGGAGTACCGATGACACAGAGTCCCACCCTACCGGAAAACCAGTTCCCCCGGCTCATAGCTGATTTGAAGACGCGCATAGCTAGGCTTGAGGTAGCGCTGTCTGACAAGCTTGGCAGCCTGGCGGCTGCCTCCTTTGTGCGCACGAGTGACTACGCGTGCTCAGGGGTAGTGGTGGCCCCCGGGTATGAGGTTGCAGTAGATGGCACCAGTATCACAGTGGATGACTACGGAATCTTTGCGCTACAGTCCTCCACGGAAGGGCTCTACTTCCCCGTAGCGTACACAAGCGTGTTCGGGGGCACCTTCAGCCTGACCGACAACACCACGTATGCAATCGTGGTCAACTACAACGATGGGTACCCTGTACTGGAGGCACGCACTGACACCTCCGGGGTGGACTACCTCACTGTGGTACCGGTGTTCACTGTGACTCGCAATGGCACTGACGTACACGTGCTCGATTGGGATACGCAGGCTAACACGCTGCCCTCCAAGCTACTGCACAGGGTAGTTAGCACACAGCGCTTCCAGGTAGAGTCTGGGCTGCTGCTTGGTGAGTCTGCTACTAGGTATGTAACGTGTACCTCAGGAGTGGTGTGGCACGGTACCAGGCGCGTAACACGGGTGGAACAGAACAGCTCTACTACTCCCACTGAGTTTTGGTACCACAGTGGGGGAGCATGGGCGGTATCCGACGTAACGCAGTACAACAACACGCAATACGACAACGGGACTGACCTAGCCACCCTAACGTCTAACCGATACACTGTGGTATGGGTGTACAGGTGTATTGCGCAAGATCACCTATTCTTCGTGCTTGGTAGTGGGGACTACACGCTGGCTAATGCACAGGCATCTACCGCACCTCAATCGCTACCCCCTGTGGTCTCAGCTAACGGCCTACTCATCGGGCGACTCATCGTACAGAAGTCCGCATCAGCTGCCACGCAGATAGACCAGGTATCGTTTACAGGTGCCCCACTGGTAGGCACCTCCGCCCCCGTAATCGTGGGTAAGGTTACTACCGCTCTTGACTTCGGTAGCATTGCTGCCGGAAGTACCGCCGGTCTCACCATTACGGTACCCGGGGCTACCGTAGGACAAGCCGTAGCCCTAGGGCTACCAGCCGCACCACCCAACGGGATTGTCTACTGTGGATACGTTAGCACTACCAACACGGTTACGGTGCGCGCCGCTAACGTTACCTCAGCAGCGATTGACCCTGCCTCGGCTAGCTTTACTGCCGTTGTATTCACCTGAGTGGTAGCCTTAGCTATGGCTACCCCACCCGGAGGTACAAAATGGACACGCGTAGCAGCAAGCCACATACCACACCTGGTATCCTACACCGCTGGGTTGTGGCTCATATGGCACGCAGAGCTATGCAACACCATCTCTCCGGAGAAAGTAGCCCTATCGCTGGCTCTGCTGTCCGGGCCGGCCTTATGGGGATCCTTATTGCTACGCGTCCAAACAGCAGTGTCGAGCGTGGTATCTGGTACGCCACCATCGTCGTCTCCGGAACATCAACCCTCTCAGCCGCACTCTTCTACGCCTACCTAGGAGGAATGCTGTCATGAGACGCGCTATCACCATCGTAGCCCTGCTACTTTCGTTGCTAGCCTCTATCTTAGTAGCACCTGCCACAGCGGGGGCTGTCTCAGGGTACTCAGGGTGGGCGGCAGGGGCAGACTGGTCGTGGGGTAAACCCTCCCCTGAGAGTCTGCTCTCCTCCGGGGTAACGTTTGCCATGGTGTACGTGAGCCCTACCACGAGTGGGGGTAAGTACACCTCACGTGCTGAGGTCTCCCGCCTAACGCAGGCTGGCATTGGTGTGGGACCCATCTACGAGACTACGGCAGCCCGTACGCTTGGTGGGTGCGAGGCTGGCGCTACCGATGCCTCCCGCGCGCGATCGGCGCTGGTACGCCTAGGGATCCCGAACACCACCACCGTGTATGGGGTTGCTGTTGACTTTGATGTGCAGCCCCGGCAGTATGCCACTGTAGACGCATACGCCGACTGTTTCGCGGCCACCCTAGGTAGCAAGGACCTAACTGGAGTCTACGCGCACGGGAGCTACATCAGCCACGCGTGGAACCGGGGGTACACCAAGCTATGGCAGACTTACGCGTGGTCGCACGGCCGTTGGTCGCCACGTGCCGTGATACGTCAGGTAAGGAATGGGGTGCGGCTAGCAGGGGGCACAGTAGACCTTGACTACTCTGCAACCCCTGGCTACATCGGGCTATACCGGCCAGGCACCACGCCCTACGTGCGTAGGAATGACCCCCTACCCGTCCCCGACGTGAAGCCACTCCCTAGGGCTACCACGTACACCGTGAGGAGGGGTGACACAGTGTCTGGGGTTGCGCGTAGGCATGGAACCACCGTGGCTGAGATCAGCCGGTGTACGGGACTGCGTAACGTTAACGTCATCCGTAGAGGACAGGTGCTCCGTTGGGGGTGCGGGGGTGTAGCCAACGTGCCAAGGGTAGCCGCCTCATCCCACCCGCGTATGGTGACGGTACGGCCGGGGGAGTACCTTGCTGGTCCGATTGCACGTAGGTGTGGTACGGGCTGGCGCACCCTCGCAGCGAGGAACCATGTACGAGGCCCTTCCTACGTGATCAGGATCGGACAGCGCTTGCGCTGTAGCTAGCCCTCTGCTAGCCTGCCGGTACAACCTAATAGGTAACCGGTCTGATCCACGGGTTACTACTGAGCACCCCCTCCCCAATGTTGTGGAGGGGGTCTCTTATTGCGCAGTGCCTCCTCAGCAGGTACACTGATAGCCCTACTACGCCAGGGAGTGAGTCTGTGCCTCGGTACGAATTCCGCACTACCCCTTACACACACCAACGTGACGGGATGATGCGTGCGCTCAAGATCCTGCGTAGGGATAAGGTAGCGGGGGGTGGTGTGGCCCTACTCATGGAACCGCGTACCGGGAAGAGCAAGACAACTATCGATACGTTAGGTGCCCTGCACGTGGTTGACGGGGTACGGAAGGTACTCGTAGTGTGCCCAAGCCGCGTAATGGGGGTGTGGCTGCATGAGCTGCACACGCATTGCCCACTGGTGGTGCACGTCACGATTTGGGACGCAAAGGCCCGTAAGCAAGACATCCCTGAGGTACCAGGGGTAGACCTGCACGTGGTGGTTACCAATTTTGAGGCGTTCTCTACCCCTGGTAAGAGGCTGGAATCCGGGCATCGGTCCACCGCTAACGGTAGGATGAAGACCCGTGCGCGCGTGCTGAAGTGGGCTAGGGCTGGAGGGCTACCATCCGCCGCTGTCATTGATGAGAGCCACAAAATAAAAAATCCTGCCGGTAAGGCGTCCGTGCTGCTGGTGTCCATGGCCCCCGCCTTCAAGTACCGCTTTGCTCTGACTGGTACCCCGGTTACGAAAGCCTCCCGTGTGCATGACCTGTTCATGCAGTGGCAATGGGTCAATCCGGATCGTTTCCAGTACTTTGCACCTACCATCGATGCCTTCAAGCAACAGACGGGCAGGTGGACTGTGCGGGGGGGCATTGTACAGTGGGTGGCCCCTAGGCAGTCTGGCATAGATGAGGTGCAACGTTTGATGGGCGCTGACGCTGTGATCGTTAGGCGGGCAGACTGTTTTGACCTCCCTGCCAAAGAGACCCGTATCATACCGGTCAGGCTTGGAAGCTCACGTGTGCACTACGTTGAAATGGCACGGGACATGATCACCCAAATTCGGGAGGGGGTGATTGCAGAGGCCGCTATCCCCCTGGTGGTTACCTTACGGCTCATGCAGCTCACTGGAGGGTTCGTAGGGACCAAAGAGATAGACGAAGAGAATGAGACTACCTACGTAGAGACTCATCGGGTGGGATCGGAAAAGCTTGACGCGCTGGAGGAGCTCCTCCGTGAGGAGACCCTGGAGGCAGAGTCAAAGGTTGTGATTGCGGCACGTTTCCGACGCGACCTAGATGACATTGCAGCGCTGTGTAAGCGCATAGGGCTATCTTTCTGGGAGCTACGTGGGGGCATTCCACGCTCCCAGACGGATGAGAACGTGTACGCGTTCCGCAAGCACACCTCAGGTCCCGCTGCAATGCTCATTCAGCCCTCTGCAGCAGCCCTAGGCGTTGATCTGTCTACGGCCAACCATATGGTGTGGTACTCGCTGACACACTCATGGGTTGACTACTCCCAGGGGTGTGACCGCATCGCGCTACACCCGAGTATGACCACTTTCACATACCTGCTAGCTGAGGACTCAGTTGACCAGGTGGTATATGACGTGCTACAATCCGACGGTGACGTAGCACACGCAGTGCTGAAGCACCCGGAACGACTCCTAGGGAAATCGGAGAGGGTCTAAGTGTGGGATACCCAGCCGGTAGATGGAGGGCTGCTGCTGAGCTTCCTATCCGGAGTTATCGTGGCCGCTGCTGGCACCCTGGTAGGAGTGTGGCTAGATGACTGAGGACTACCCCGGCTATGAGCGTGAGGTGCTGTTCCCTGACCGCTTGCAGCAGCTATTCAGTGAGCAGCAGCGTATCGAGGCTAAACGCTTCGGCGAGGTAACCCTAACAACAGAAGGACTGCGGTCCATGATCCTTGCCTGCATGATGGAGGTAGGGGAGTGCCTTGACGAAATGCAGTGGAAGCCCTGGAAAGGTGCCACACCCGACTCACCTCCTGAGGTGAACAGGAATGCAATGCTTGAAGAGCTAGCAGACGTGTTCCTCTTCACAATAGCTATCACGCGCAGGATCGATTTCAGCGCTACGGACTTCTATCGGGCTGTGAAAGCTAAGCTCGCGTACAACGAGGGGAGGCTGGACCATGCGTAACACCATCCGTTCATTTCTTAAGTCTACTGCTGAGATGGCCGCTCACCCATGCCGTAGGGGTGTAGTAAGCGTTGGGTTGCTCAACCCGTATTCTGAGTGGATGCACAACGTAAGGGCCGTTAATGGGAGAGTTGATGGTGCCTCATGCACTACGGATCCTGCTCAGGGGTGTACTCAGTGTGCACACGCTGAGGCAAGCTTGGTACACCGGCTACGCACTGAGCCTGAATGGGTACTCTACCTCAGACAGCACCGACCCATCCTGGTAACCTCGCTCTCCCCCTGTGCAGCCTGCGCACGCTCCATCCTGCTAGACTCACCGGTGTGGTTCGCAGGGGTTGTGTACGCGGAAAGATACCGGGATCCGTCTGGTATCTCCCTGCTACGCGCTGGTGGTATGCCTGTATGGAGCCTAGATGAGTTCTGTCTGTAGTGAGCTAGCTCCGGTAACATGCACTGACTGTGCGCTCAGCTCACACGTAGAGGAGCCATACACCCCAGGGGTAGGGTCGGACACCCCGCGCGCTGTAGTGGTCACTAAGTTCATGCCTCGCAAAGCGGCCCGGGATGAGCTGTTGCGCGCCCTCAGGTTGCCCCCTACCGAGGTAACGTTCCTTGCTGCTATCAAGTGCACCGCGTGGGACGCCACGATCACCAAGGCTGCTCAGAAGGCGTGTCTACCCTACCTTGACGCTGAGATACAAGCTCTCAGCCCTGAGGCGATCCTATGCCTAGGCGCTGAGGCCCTTTTCGCGGTTACAGGGAAGGGGAACCCCACCAGGTACCGAGGCACTGTCATTCCGCTCACACTGGCGTCAGGGAAGGCTACCAAGGTAGTACCTACGGTGGCACCTGCTGCGGTATCTCGCAACCCTGGGCTGGCGGCCGGATACACCGCTGACATCGAAACGTTCCTTCGGGTGCTCAACGGAACATCCGAGCGTGGGGAATGGGACGAACCTAAGGTAATCCGGGTGGCTAAGGCTGCCTCGGGGCTGGCAGAACTTGCCAACGTCATGCGCTCAAGCGCGGCAGTCTCGTTCGACGTTGAAACGAACGGGATCGCTGAGTTCCTACCGGACTCAGTGATAGTCTCCATAGCCTTTACGTGCATTCCAGACGCCACCAAGATGGACGGGGGGCAGTGCTGGGCAGTGCCGCTATGCCACCGAGAGTCACCATGGGTAGACCGGTGGAAGGAAGTACTAGCGAGGCTGTTCAAGTACTTTCAGTGCATACCAGTACGAATCGGGCATAACGCCAAGTTTGATAGCAAATGGGGCGCTGTTTTCGGATTCCCTTCCACCTTCACTGAAGACACGCTCATTCAACTGGCAGTACTTGACGAAAACCAGCCTAAGAGCCTCAAGACCGCCTGTCGCGTAAAGCTTGGTGTGGACCCGTGGGGGATCGACACGTCGAACCTGCTAGACGAACCGTTGGGTCCAACACTGAAATACAACGGGCTTGACACCTGGTACACCGCGAGGCTTTGGCTCCACAACAATCAGGAGTTTGAGTCTCAGCCTAGGCTGCATCAGGTGTACCGGGAGATCCCTATCCCGATGGCCAACGCGCTTGTGCCTGCGGAGCTGCTTGGAGTATGGGCTGATCAGGGCAAGCTACAGCAGCTACGGAGGGACACTGAGCACCGTATTGGAGAGCTAGACGAAGAGTTGCTAGCCGACTACGTACCGGACCACACCTACTGGCCCCCGGGAGTCAAGGCTGTTAACTTCCGGCCCTCCAACTTCTCACGCTGGTTGCTCTTTGAGCACCTAGGGCTACCTGTGCTAGCGCGAGGGAAGGCTAAGCCGGACGGCTCACCTGGGGACCCGTCCCTTTCCAGCGACGTAATGAAGACCCTGGCACAGGACTACCCAGTAGCCAGCCTACTGGTAGAGCGTGCAAAGCTCTCCAAACGTGTTGATGGGTTCTACCGGCCCTGGCTTGAGCAGCTGGCACAGGATCCTAACAGTAGGCTGCACACCAGTTTCAAGCCATGGGGCACTGTCACAGGTAGGCTTTCCAGCGGCAAGGAAGACACGGAGCGCGCTCCCCGCGGAGCTGACTCAATCGGAGTCAACCTACAGCAGATCCCTAGAGGCAAAGACGTAAAATGTCTACTTGGTGCCCCTCTAGGGTCTGTGTTCATGGAGTTCGACTACTCCCAGGTTGAGCTACGCATCGCTGCCTACCTTGCGGAGGAACCTACGATGCTTGGCCTGTATGCCCGTGGGGAGGACATCCACCTAGCTACCGCAATGAACGTTACAGGTAAGGCAGCTCAAGATGTCCTGAAGGAAGAGCGCACCGGTGCTAAGGGGATCAACTTCGGATTCCTATACGGGATGGGTGCTAACAAGTTCGTTTCATACATGTGGACCACGTTTGGCCAACACGTAACGGATGAGTATGCACAGGGTGCACGTGATGCCTACTTCCGCCTCTATAGGGGGTTGCGTCCCTGGCACGCCCGTCAACGTGCCTTCGTGCGGAAGTACGGCTTTGTCCGAACTCCCCTAGGCCGTATCCGCCACCTGCCCGACATCAACTCACCCGATGAGGCGGTACGCTCAGGGGCGGAACGGCAGGCTATCAATAGCCCGGTACAGTCCTTCGCTTCCGATCTCAACAGCCTGTCCTTCCGCCTGGTAAGTGAGGGCATCCGGGAACGGGGGTTGAAGGCCCAGCCTGTAGGAGCAGTGCATGACGCTATCCTCGTGGAGAGCTCACGTAAGGACGCGGCACAGGTAGCAGCGTTGGTAAAGCACACGATGGAACACCTTCCGCTGTTCCGCCTGTTTGGTGTGGACCTAACTGTCCCCCTCGTAGCTGACGTGAAGGTTGGGCCTACATGGGGGGATGCCGTTGAGTTGCCAGGGAAGGACATTGAGGCAGAGGTGAGAGAGGCACTGAGTTCATGAGCTACATTGACCCTGAGGGCAAGAAAGTCACTACGGCATCAATGCTACGTGCGTTCAATCAGTGCCCTGCCAGCTACTACTACGGGTACGTGCTCAGACTCAAGCCTCGCCGGATCACGAAGTCTGAGTCAGCGCTCAAACGGGGTACCTGGTTCCACCACCTATTAGAGGCGCCCTACACTCCCGGAGGCCCCGCT